AAAACAACTACTTTGACAACCGAAACCATACACATATTGCCATCAACGGAATTTGATTGCTTTCCGCTGTCATCAAGCTGTTTTGTCGGCGTGTGGTTTGCTGTGGCTTAGATAAGAAACGGGGGATATTGCATCCCCCTTTTTATTTACTTTATATGACCAGGATCTACTGCATTAAGAGTTTCTTTCCATTTTAAAGCCTTAACATATTCTTTGGTAGGCTGTTCCCATCTATTTAATTGTTCTCCCTCCTTTATTATTTCCGATGTTGTTGTAGAAAATAACCACTCTTTAGGTACTCTCCTGTAATGTACGGCGCCATAGGTTATATTAAAAATAAAATCTAAAACGATACCTGGCACTAACATAATATATAATGTTACATATATAGACCTAGGCATATTAACTATCGTCAAGTCTTTTCTCATTCTGTTAAAAGTTCCGATAGCCATAAACCATATAACAAGATAACCCCATCCTACTAAACTGTACGCGATGATTTGAACCATTCTAAATAATCCTTATGTATCATTCCATATTTTAATACTAATTCTATAGCGCTAATAATTACTTTGTTTTCTTCATCAAGCAAACAATCATCATGCCATTGCTTTAGAGTTTCGACAGTAATAACGTCCATTTGATCTGCGTCTAAATCAATCTTCATTTACAAAATCTTCAATCAATGGAAAAATAGGTGCTATTGCTTCTGCACATTGTTTAGCTACCTCCATATGTTCTTTCTGTGTTCCATTAGAACTTCGCAAGTTTATATAATGTATCCAGCTACGCAACGTTCCGTTCATATACATTCTGCTAGGAGTCATACCTTCCGGTAATACCGCTCTAGCTTGTTCTTTTGCAATACCTTTGTCTAAAGCCCATTTGTAAGCTGTGTTAGCAGCATTCCAAGCATTCTCTTGTTTAACCCTCCATTCCTCGTGTATAGGACCGTCTTGTAATCTAACAGAGTTTTGTCTGTTTTTTATATCCTGACCTCTTGCCTCTTTGTACATTACATCTCCTAAAACCTCTACAGAAGCATAACGCTGGCTAAACTCTTGAAAAGAAAAAGATCTATGCCTAAGTATTTGCCTAGCTATGTCCCGTGTAGTCTCTATCTCTAAGCATAGGCTAACCATTTCAAAAGGACTCCAGTGCTTGTGTTTAATAAGATACTTTATTAACTTGTCACTTTCTGTTGTTGACGTTTGATTTTTTGGATTAGACACTCTAGCTATATAAGCTATCTCTTCCATTAAATTGCTGCCACTCCAGTTTATTAAATTAACTGACATCTACTATCTCACATGCTCCTGCTACACAAGCAAGCTCTTGGCTTGAAGTAGTTCTATCAGAGTCTTCTTGAAAGTTAATAAAATCTGCATTAGGCATAATAGATAGAAGCTCTTCATACTCCTTTAATGATATTTCTTCATAGGGCGCCTGTGCATACACATGGTCAGACTTAGGCAAGAAACTAATACCGCTAACTCTATCAAAATTATCCCAAACCCAAGTACCTGCCTCCATATACTCATTATCTGTATAAGATATAGTTACACTAGGCTTATGATCACACCAGTGATCTTGGTATATCTTCCATAGTTTTAAATGCTCAATAGCAGTGTATTGTTTTGCATTACCAGGTGCTTTAATAGGAAATTCAAAAACTATAGTTTCTGGATTATAAGAGTCTTGCGCATGAGGAAAGTTTGCTTCTATCATATATTGCGTTAAAGGGTCTTTCTTATCACCACGAACTCTACGTATGTAGTAAGGGGCATGTCTCGCATGAATCCCCGATGCTGAGTTCACTAACTGGCTCACTGTCCCAGAGGGTTTCACACAAGTTATTGCAGAACTGGAGGGTATCCCCAGTAGAGAGGCGTAACTCTTGTTGGCCTCTACCGCTCCCTTCCTCAGTTTTTTCAATAGATTTTCTAGACTTTGATTGTCTTGATCCCCTAGAATTTCGTGGTCCGCTATCCCTGTCAAAGAGACTCCTAGTAGACGCTCCTCTTCTGTGTTTCTTTTCCATATCTTCCTTAATATTTTAAACTCTGTAAGAGTGGACTGTAGTGTGCCTAAAAAAGTAGCTATCTTTACTTTACGCTCTAAGTCTTTAGTACTATCCCCTTCTCGTACAACTACTTCTGATAAGTTACAAAACTGATTAGGTCTAAGTATAATTTCAGAGCAAGGGTTTGTACCCCAGTCGTAACCCGCCTCTCTACGACCTGTGGCCGCTACTTGGTAGTTGGCAGCTGCTCGATTGAACACACCTCTTTCACCGCTCTTACTTCTGTACAGTGAAAGCCACTCATCCATAAAAGTTTCTAAGTCTGGCTTTTCTGTATAAACAACAGAGTTATTAGCTAAAGAACGCTGTGGGTGTGCTTCATAAAAATTACCGTCTTTAGCATGACGCATTCTGTTTGAACTTAAATTACTTAAAGAAATTAAAGCGGATCTTCTTACACCACCGACAACTACAATTTCAGCAATTTTACAACATAAGTCATGGCACTCTAAATCATTAAGCTTTCGACCTGTAGCCTCTTTAAATAAAGCTACAGTAAATTTAAATAAATCCTGCAAAGGAGCAGGACCGGAAGCTCTACCGCCGAAAGTCTTTAGCCGAGCACCCGCAGGGCGTACATTAGACACATCCCAATTAGGAATCTCACCGGCATACAGCATAGCAAGAAGCTGTTTAAAAGCTATAGCCCATCCTTGTTTAGAGTCGGCTACGTTAATAACAGTTTCGCTGTAATTCATTTGCTCTGCTACTTCAGGTAGCTTTTGAATAGCATTTCGCTCTACACTAAAACCAACACCTGTGCCGCACATAAGAATATAAAGAAGCTCGTGAAAAGCAGCTACGTTATCTATTGCTAAGTAACTACAGTTATAGCCCGCTACATTCTCTCGCTCAAGAGCCGGACCGGCAGTCATTAAAACTCTCATGCTAGGCATAACTTCTAAATTTAAAATAGCATTACGGGCTTCTTTTAAATCCTTATGTAAACTTTCATCAACCCTAGCTTTCCAGAAATTAATATACCTATCAACTGTTTCTTCCCAAGTCTCTCTTCTACCTTCTTCTTCTAAATACCTAGCGTATCTAGACAAAGCAATATATTTTTGATAATTATCCATTTACTAATCCTCTTTACACACTTCTTTTATAGCAATCCATTTTTTATGAGCTTTATTTACTTTATCAAGTTCTCTTTCTAATTCAAATTTTCTTTGCTCAAGCTCTTCGACTTTGTTGCTGGCGTAGGCTTCTGTGTCTTCATCAATTGATCTTTGTTCTTTTGCTTTGTATAAATTAACATCTTTACTATTATGTACGTCGTCGCTATTACTTGTATTATTACTGCCAACAGCGGGGCTGTTTCCATACCCTTCCCTCCTTGCTTTTTTCTTTGCTAAAATTTCTTCAGTATTTAATTCTTGTTTGTTTTTTATCCTGCTTCTAACTATATTACACCACCCATTTACAGTATGTAAATCAGCACTACTAGGAGCGCCTGCTTCTACTAAAAGCTCATCCCCTACAAAAAACTTCCACTTACCGTTTGCTATAATAGTGCTACTCATAATTTGCTGGTCAGAATCATAGTCTATACCAATTGAGGTTACACTCATAAACTAACTACCTCTGGTTTTTCTGCATATTTATCAGCAAGCCTTTGGCGACTCCAAGATCCGCACCCTTGACACTGATAACGCTGAAATACACTTACTTTAGTACGGTGAGTACCGCGTTTTTGAAGGTGAACAGAACCACAGGTAGGACAGTCTTTAACGTTATTAATGTTTGTTGGGTGGTTTTTAACCCAACCTTTTAACTGCAAATATATATTTTCTAATACTTTTATATCTTGCCTGTTATATTTTTCCATTAAAGCCTGTGCTTCAGGCTTGCCTTCCATAACGTCTATCCATAATTGCATACCACCTGTTTCAGTTTTACCTGCCAAACCAAGCATTTGAGCAACACTGTCCATTCTCCCATGAAACAGTCTAAAGTTCCTTTTAACTACTTTATACATGTCTATGCTTTTGTTAGGTGGAGGTGGGGCAAGATCTAGCTTCATAAGTTCCGTATTTAATACAGGAACATCAAACTTATCGCCATTGTAAGTTAGGATAGCATCAGCCTCCATTAACATAGCGTGAAGTCTTTCTATGTAATGTAGACCATTAATTGTAGGTTGCCATTCTGCACCAAAATAAACAGAGTTATTACCCACCCACTTAGCCGCCCAACATATAACTCTACCGTGTTCTACCACTTGTGTAGGCGCCACGTTTTGTTTCCAGGCAGACCATACATAAGCGGTAGTAGGTCTAGTTTCTAAATCAAAACATAAAATTTTCATACTAAACTTCTTTTACCCATTCTTGTTTAAACAAGTCTTCTTCTAAGAAAGTGAAATCAGCCTGACCGTCTTTAACACGGTAAACACCAGATGCTATTTCTCTAGCAAAAAACTTATACCTGCCGCCTAATCCAGCAAAAGACAACCCACCTTTTGAGTGATCAGTTATAACTATTTCAAGTGGTTTTGTTTTCATTAAGTATATATTCCTTTAGTAACTCAGCGTAATGAATAACTTTGTCAAGGTCTTCTATGCCGTCTTTATGTTTATGCTTATGCCTAGTTATGTATTTAACAATATTAGCCTCACAAAAACCTAATTTGTTAGCTAGTATATATTCTATAGGTTGGATTGCATTGTCTATGTAATGACTACCACCTACTTGTCTTTTTTTAGCGCTTTGCTTAGAACTCATAAAACCACTCTATATCTTTTGTTTTTTTATTAAACACGCCAGGTATTACTTCCTTGCAATACTTGTGTACATACTCAGGTCCTGTTAACTGACTGCCTCTTAGTTTGTTGCCTGATTCAAAGACAATCCTAAGACTAATGCCTTGCTTGACACACTGTTTCGAGATGTAACGGAAAAGTGTCCTTTTAGCTGGTTGCCAGTATCCTTTAAGTTCGAGGAGATAACCTCCTTTGACGTTTTTGGTTTTATCTCCCATAACATATAGATCTGAGGTATATGTCCTTTTTTGAAGTACTTTGTCGCCGCTACAGTCCAAGCACAGGCCATTTCTGACGGGTGTGCCGTAATCAACGGTATCACGTCCGTCGCACCTTCTGATATCATATCCAGAACTTTGTAAGGAGGTGTATACAAGCCACTCAAATCTACTGTCCCACTCTCTTCCTGTGTCATCAACCCACCTTTTATCTGCTCTTTTAAACCCTTTTCTATACCCACCCATCTTTAACCTCTATGTCCATTGTTTCTTCTGGTTCGTTTGGTGGTGTCCATAATTTGTTGGCTGTATCCTGCATCCAAACAGCCCTTGCTGTTTGTATCGCAAGGTCTTTAACATCCATGTCTTTATATGGACAAGAAGGGTGCTCTAAAGAAACAGCATAAGCCTCTATAACTTTATCCCATATTTTAGGCTGCGTTAAACCATCCTCATACCAAGAATCTACCATTTTCTGAGCAGTCTTTTGGCCTATCTTCCAAACACCTAATATGTTGTCTGCATTGTCACCAGACAAACATTGCTCCCAGAAAAAACGCTGTGCTTCTTCTGGGTCAACCTCATATTCTACAGCTTTAGTGTAATTCCAATGTAACCCTGGTATTTGATCTAAATCTTTATCAGGAGAGCATATAACTACAGGCTTAGAAGACTCTTTAGCATCAAGGGCTAATTGATCGTCAACTTCTTTACCGTCTACAGTTATAGCATCCCAATAAGTTATCATGTAATCCACAATAGAATCGTAATGATAAGGTTTTGCGGTTTTTCTGTTGCCTTTATACTTTTGAACGGTATACACAACATCTCTGAAGTTAACCCCATTACCTTTAACATAAACCCGCATGTTCTTTCCGTACCTGCTTTGTATCTCAGTCAATTTGTTTTTAACTACTCTAAGACTGTACTCTACAGGTAAGGGTGTAATACATAGTTCTTTATCAATCATTTCAAAGTCTTTATTAGAGTCTAAGAAAAACTTAATATCAGATACAGAATCAAACCTCATTGTATGAAGTTTTCCTGCAGCATCCTCCATAACAGTGTCGTAACTTCTTTGTTCTCCCGCGTATCCTGCTAGGTAAATCATTCCGTCTATGTCTACAAGAACAAGTCTATTCATCTCAACCCTCACTCGGTATCAAAAAGGAGGCAGACCTATATCTGCCTTTTCTTTTTCTTCTTCAAACACTTCTATTGACTCGACAAACTTAGCTTGGATAGCAAGCAAGTAACCTAATGTTTCTGAGAAGAAAGAATTTTCATGCTCAACTACACCAGTGTGTTTGTTTTTAACTACATACACATAGCCTGTGTAGTCAATAATTGAAGATTTTTCTACATCAACGTAATAATCTTTTGTTTGAAAAGGTTCTAAAAACTCACTACCAGTCATCTACATTATCCTCAGAAATCTCTTCTTCTAAATCTGGTAGAGCAGGTGGTGTGTTTTCTTTAACGGCGCCTGAGTCTGCTACTTTCTCTAACACCCGACTAACATCCAACGAGTCCTCAAACAACTCAACTCTAAGCTTGTTAAACAAATGCATAAATTCATCGTAACGTTTTGCCTTGTTAGCCTTACTGCTGGCTGCTGATAGAGGAAGGGCTTCAATGTCTGCCATTTTGCAAACCAAGGTAGCTGCTACATTAGAAGCATTACCCCACTGCATACCACGCTCCCTATCACCACTATTGTAACCAGAGCTACGGGGGGCAGCAGAAGGATTAGCGCTGCTTGAATCCATATTACCGCTTCCAATAACTTTGAAGTTTTTGACATCTTTTCCATACTGACCCTCCTCAAACTGAACCTTGATATTGTCGCCTTCATTCATCTCAGGCTTCTTAAAACCAAAACTATACCACTCACCATGGATCACGGCGCTGTACTTAGTCCAAGGACCACGTTTGCCTTGACCTGTCTTTGTGTGGATCTTTTCTACCAAACCTTCCGTTACGTTGCTCATTGAGCCTCCTGAATTTTACTTTGTGTAATGTTAAATGATACCTCATCGCCTTCGGACCAATGCGATCCCCAAGAAATCTCAGTACCTAATGGCATACCTTCCATCATTTTTAATACAGACTCTCCATAAACACAACCTATGAAGCTGTATACTTTTTGCCATGAAAGAGTAACTATAAGCTTATAGTCGTCTAGATAATCTTCATGTATTTCTGCTAAAACACTGTCATGCACAGTATTAACTAGAATCATTTTGTCTTGATAACCATTAACCCTAATCAAGTGCCACAGTATTGTTGCTTGAATAGGGATGATATCAGCAGTAGCAAACGATTGAATAGGCAGGTTAAAGATTTGTGTCCTTTCTTTTATCCAGCCTCTACTATCCGTTTTTATGTGAGGCCAATAAGTTCTCAGCCCCCAAGGAAGTATTACACGCTTATTGTACTTAGCTTCAGACAACCATCCTTCCTGCGTTTTAACTAACTCTTTATAACGATCATTAAAAGCTTGGTAATATCTTTTCTCTCCCTCGTTACCTGACTGCCCTCCAAACAAAGGTTTGAAAGTATGTGCTTTAGCAGCAGTTCTTTGTTTTTTTGTAACCTCCTCTTCTTTTATTCCATTTATGATTGACGCACTTCTCCTATGTGGATCAAAAGTTATGTCATTTATATCTGCCTTTATAGCAGGATCATTCCCTACTAAACCAGCAACCCTAAATTCTAAACCGCTACCGTCTTCTTCAGTAAACAAATAACCTGGACGACTAGAACAAAACATACGCTTATATTCTCTAGGTTGATTCTGAAATTGAGTGGCGCCTGATTTCTTTTTGCCTTTATCATCAACTACATGGTCGTACTCAATCCTCATGCCGCTACTGCTTAACCTGTGGGTAGCCGTCACTGTCTGATTAAAATTAGCATAAAATTTACAGCCCATTTGATTACATACCGCTATGTAAAAGTCCAAGTATTTTGTAATTCTTTGCTTAGATTTGTTCCAGTTAAAATACAGCTCTATAAATTGCTTTTGGTCTTTGTTAGTAGCTTTTAACTTTTCCATCGTAATGATGTTTGTAGAATATTTACCACTAGCAGTTCTTATGGGCTTGCCTTTTTTATCCCTCAATTCATCAAATTTTAATCTTTCATACAAAAACACACCCAATTGATCACTAGAAGTAGGACTTAAAGCACCCATTGTTTTTTGCAGTTGAATTAAAAAAGTATGTTCTTTTAGAACTTCTTTTTGATACTCCTGTTCGACACGGTCTTTATCTAAAGTCATTCCTTGCTGCTCCATGTAAGCCAAGACTGGTGTAAAAGCACATCTAACATACTGAACACCTAGTCTGTTTGTACGGAACAAATGATCTCGCTGATTTAAAAATAAAGTTTCAGTTGTCTGAACGTCTTGAATACAGCGACCTAGTAACCAAGCTTTAGGTATCTCGACAGGGTTGACGCCTGCTTTCATCATCTTATCAACTACAGGATCTTTGCACCGACCACCTCGGCGCCTTACACAAGCATCTAAAGAAGTATCATAGGTCATGTTACCACTTAAAACATACTCTGCAATTTTAGTACAAAACACGGGTCTGCTACCTATGTCATAACCACACCTTAGCAACCAGCCTAGCTCGTACTTACTGTTGTGGGCTACAACAACTTCAGATAATTCTAAATGCTTAATTAAAAAGTCTAAAGCATATTCATTACCCCACACAGAATAAACCTTCTGCTCCTCCTCAAAACAAGGATGACCTGGGCCTAAACTCCAGCAAGCTAAAAGCATTTGGTTTTGCTGATGCACAGGGTGACCATAGTCACCATAACTTGTATCAATTTCAAAATCTAAACATAGATAATTTCCGCTCATAAAAATATTAGAGTCCGGTTTATCTATGTATCCCAAGTCATTTATCATTTGATTTTAAGGTTTCTATCTGTTTTTTAAGCTTAGTTTCTCTAGCGTTAGCCGCAGCAAGCTGTCGATTCGCCTTGCTTAACTCTGCTTTTAACTCGGCATACTGCTCATTATCTGCTTTTGCAAAAACAATTAAAGCATCCATTAGCGTATCTACGCCCATTTCAGATCCATTGTACTGCTTACCCCAGCGCTCTTTCTGGGTTACAACATGATTAAGTATATCAACCGCTTGAGCGTAACTTAAATCTCCATTAGTTCTCACTATAATGCTCCTCTATAGCCCTATTTCCGTGCCGTTTACTTAGCTTCCGCCAGTTTTCTTCTAAAACTTCTTGCCTAGTTATCCCTGTTTGCTGTCTCAAAGCCTCTATATAAAACTCTAGATCCCCCATCTCTCTAATTAAATCTTCCCTTGCATATTTCTTGCCTGTGAACACTATTTTCTTAGTTAAATCTAGAATCTCACCAGCCTCTCCAGCAATACCAGTTGCCGCATGAATCAAACCAAAATCATTTAAATAATTATCTACATCATTTTCATGTGGTATGTTTTTAAACATAGTATTAACAAATTTACCATAAAACGTATCTATCATCTGACCGTACTTAACCTCTTATCAATTTCAACATAAAACCCTTCGTGGCTATCATCGCTATCGCTATTTTTGTTTTTACAAATACTAATAGCTCTACGACCGTGAGCATCCAAGTCGCTGTTCTTACCTACTCCCAACAAAACATCAACGGCGCCAGCTAACCCCGTTCGGTTAGAATCAATATCAGACATGGTTAACCACTCAGGCGGCTCTTGCCCGTGCCGCTCTGTTTTATCACCAGCTTGTGTTACAGAGACTGCCAAAAAACTGTACTTACCAGCCATGTTTCTAAATTTCTCTCCGAGAATCGTAAGCTTTTGCGTAAAATTACCATTAGCTACGGGATGGTCAATACCTCTAATTTGATCAAGGACCACTACGTCTGGTTTTGTATCTTTTACAGCGTCCTCAATTTCTGACAAGGTGCCTGGATACATCCTGCATATGTAAAGATTGTCAAAACCAGAATCTCTAGCAGCGGACATAGCAGCTTGTTTATTTGAAAGGTAATCATCATTACTCATTTTGCTCAAATTATTGATAATTCTTTTTCTAGGCTTATAGGTTGACTCCTCGTTGCCGACATAAAGAACACGCAAATCCTGTTTTAAAAAACTAGACACCATATTAACTGTAAACAAGGTCTTACCTGATTCAGGTCTACCAAAGATCAAAATGTGATCACCTCGAATGCAGCCCCCTGCCAGTTTGTTATTTAAACGTTTCGGTGCAATCTTTATTAAGTTGCTGCGATCAAGTAGCTGGTCCATTTCTGAATCATCCATTGTCCACGTAATCTCGCTTCTACCCAAATCAGTAGCAGATTGCAATTGTGTATATTCCTCTAAAATTGCAGGTAACTTTTTTTTGTCTCTGGACTGAATAACTTGGCACAACTCATTACCTTTAACGTACCTTTTCAATTCTAATAAATTGCTTACTACGTGTGAAGGGCTGTCACATTCAGGTATGTCTCTAATCCAAGACTTTAAAGAATCCAAATGATTTTCAGGTAACTCGCGGTCTGCTCGATCTAATAAAATAGACATGTCAACGTGGTTGGCAGAACGGTCCAACGAATACCAGTCTGAAATCAAAGGCAACCACATCTGAGCTTGAGGTGATAATTCGGTTGAAGATATATAATCTTTTACTTTGTCGTAAGCCTCTCTACTCTGTAGCACAGCAGAAATAACTTTACCATCTAACATAATACTTCCTTATGTGCCCCTAAAGGGCACTAACTTGCTGGGTCAAGTCTTCTAGACTTACCAACTGGTCGCTAGTTGAACCGCTCCCTAGTATATTATCGATTTTATCGATACCATAGTGATATAATATTTAGTTATAAGAATACTTCTTTTTTAAAGACTGTATACCGGCTTGCTCTAAACTTATAACGTAACGTCTTGAAAAACCTAACATATTTCCAATCATTTTATGTGTCAATCCATCAAAATATCTCAAAACTAAAACGTTTTTTTCATTAGGGTTAAGCTTACTAATTTTTCTATACAGCTCTAAACATTCGTAAGAATGCTCTCCACTGTCTATCAATAATCCGAAATCCTGCTCAGTCAGTTTATCAATATCCGAAAAAAAAGGAGCGTTAGAAGAAGTTACTCCTCCCTTGTTCCATTCCTTACGGTTTGAGTCCAATATACGACCGCGAACTATAATCCATATGTAAGTATTGAAAGTAGACTTGCTGGGTTTCCAAGTTTTCAATGCCTCACCTACAGCTAAATAACCTACGGCTTCTGCCTCTGCTTTTTCTATGGTCAACAAGTTTACTGCTTCTAACTTTCTGACTATCTTGTGTACAAACTGCGTCCCATGAAGCCAGAGCAAATCAATGCTTTTCTTGTCTCCTTTGAAATGAGCTTTTGCGGCTTGGGCTTTTGTTAACATCATAAAACTTCCTTGATAAATTCTTCACTCAAATCTTTAGGGTCAGACCTACTTTGCATCAAGCGAATGTTCAAGAGCACTCCCCATCTCTTGATCTGATCAAAAGCTTGGTTTTTTGCATCAGAATCCAACCAAAGTACAACCTCAGTGCAAAAACCGCAATTAGCTATTTCTTTAGCCAACGACGGAGTTATAGAAGTTCCGAACAGGGACACAGCGACATAATTGCTTTGAAAGACTTTTAACGCAGAGATGTAATCCTCCACCAAAACAACAGTTTTAGTCTCAGGATTTTCGGGGACTAACCAAGCCGCTTTAGAATCCTCTTGACGGTCTTTGTATGTCAAGCCTTTGGGCTTGCTCTTGTCCCCAAGCCTCACCGCTTTGATGTTTTTCCATTGAGGCTGTCTGATGTGCCATCCTTTACGGGAGCCTGTCGGACCGCATATCTCAAAAGCATATTCATCCGCTTCTGTGACATAAATACCAGAAAAAGTAGAAATTCCCCAAGTTTTAAAGAAAAAGAAAATGTCAACAGCGTCTAGCTTTTTGAGGCTCTCTACTCCATTGTAAGGCCTACTTTTTTTAGCCTTCGCATTACCTTGTGTTGGGCTATAAAAGGCGCTATCAGATCTTACAAAACCGCTGGCGCCGCATTTACCTCTAAAACAGTTATAAACAAAACCTTCATCAACTCTTTTTACGCTAAACTTGTTCTCGTGCAAAACCTTACAAAAAGGGCATCTAATGCTTTCCGATTGCCCGTCAATTGGCAAGTCTGCACCCGCCTCAATTATGAAGGTTTTTGTTATAGGGTCTAACTGTAAACGCTCAGACATATCTACTCCTCTATGGGTATATCAAAATACCGGCAATAATGATTATAAAACCAATTTCTAAAGATAATAAGCTTATCAAAAACCCAATTGTAAAAAAAAGCGTCGAAATTAAATTTCTACAATAATTTATAAAATCAATCATTTTCTAATCTTTCCAGCTAGTATGGTCTTGTGTCTCGGGCAAGTTTGCATCAGCACGCACGTCTCGGTCATATTGATACGCTCTTAAAATATCTATAAGTGTGTCTAAGTCCTCTCCGGTATCTATAACCAAGTTAAAAGGGACAAACTTTGTAATTCCTGTATCTACAATAATTTCCGTGATTACAGTTATAGAAAGTTGACCTGCAATTTCTGTTACGGTTGGAGATCCCTGATCCTGTCCGGTCAATGCATTAAATCTCATTTTCAACGCCTCTTTTTTTAAGAATGTTTGTTAGATCAACTGCTTTTATGTCCCATTGCACCGCAACTGCTGTGTGCGGGTAGCCTGTCTTTTTTATATACTCAATCAAATTATCCTCCCACAATCGAGTTTTTCGCTTATGCCATATCTGATATGCTGAAGTTTTCAACGCTTGACTGGTTGCGATCTGCAACCGCTTGCTATCTTTTATCATTTATAAAATCCTCTTTTACGTAATTAAAAAAGTCTTTGAAATAAAGGCAAAGCCCAGTGAAAATAAAACCTGCCGATAAAATCAACAAAAAAATAAACTCATTGTGCATCACATGACTCCTCCTCTTAAAAACAAAGCTAGCTCTAAAGTCACGTACATCGCAAAAATAAAACCTACGCTTAACAAAATCAATCTTTTAACTTCTTTCATTCTTAACCCCACTGTGCCGCCATAGCATCCGCTAACCCTTGGAAAGTTTTACTACGTATCTTCCACCTATCCTTTGATGGCGGTAGGTAGTGCAACCGTTGCTGTTCACGTTTTGGCAGCCCGTCAAATTCCTCTTTTACGTTGTTAGTTTCGCTCAGCTCAAGCAAACCATGAAGCCATAAGCCTGTTTTTTTAGACTCAGGATGGCCGAACATCCAAGGCTGCACATACTGCGTAGGCTTGAACGGTAACACCCCCACGGGGTTTTCCATACACACCTTATTGCATGACTTTTTAGCTAAATTATAGAGATTTGTCGTCCACTCAATCGACCGCAAACGCTCGTCATGCTTAGGCATTCCCTTAGCATAGGTAGCGTTCCCGCTAACCGCTAACGCGGTGCAAGGCGGGTGCATAATAATCAAATCCCAATTATCCCACGTTATCGCCTGTTCACAGTCCATTTGTAAGTGATTGGCGCTACAATCATCAGCAGGCAGTAAGTCATTAGACCATGCCTCATGTCCGATCTTTTTAAAAGCCTCTCGAACTGTGCCGGAGGACTCACATGCAATTAAAACTTTCATAATACAATCTCTAAGTTATTTTCAATTGAAACAAAAGTGTAATCTGTTTCATAAATTAAATCGTTTATGTCTATTTCATGTAAATCACCACTGCCACAATAACACTCAAGCGATGAGGGCTCATCGTACCGAAACGGCGTAGAAATTACGTCTTCATTGGGTATGGCGCGGTTACATGTCATACAGTAATAATCAAAAGCTTTAAATGTCATCGCTTACCCCCTCGCTATGTTTGTTTTTCGTAATAACCGAGTAGCTTAGGAGAGCCGCACTTAGTCCTACGACATTTGCGCGAATCCCAAGTGTCGTTGACGACGTTATAGAGTATCGCTGCGTAGTGTCTCGGCAGGCAGGCAATTACGGTCCTGCCTCCAAAGGTGTGCCGGTCGAGATAGGTTTTCGGCGTGAGTACCAGTGTCCACCCGTGATCCGTCAGGTATCGGTGAAGTACGGGCGTCGGGGTGCCGTCGTTGCAGCTTCGATCTAAGCCGCCGGTCATCTCGACCAGCAGATCATTCAGATCTGACTTGGTGGTGCGGTAACCCTGCCCAAGAGCAATAGCCGCCGCTCGAATTCCACAGTCTCCGGACCGAGCGGTGCCCAAGCCTGCCTCGGCTTTGCCTCCGTCGTTAAATTTGTATCTCAAGGCCATATCCGTTCTCACTTTATGCCCCCTGCTCGTAAAGGTTTAAAACATCCTCAAG